GAAGATTTATTAAAATATATTGGAATTAAAGATAATAAAAAAAATATTTAGATTTTAAATAAAGTTTTAGATTTTTTAGTTGAAAAAGAGTGTATTGGATATGATGAAGATGGAGATTATATTATTATTTATTTAAGAAGTCATTTAGAAAATAAATATCCTGTAAAAATTGATATGTTAAGAGAAAGTCGGCGGATTGCAGATGAAAATCATAAGAATTTTAATAAGATTCCGCAATTAGTGAAAGTATGGGAAGCAATTAGAATCTGTTATGAAAATCAACCTTTTACATATGCGGAAATTTCTAATATGACAGGATTAAGTTATAAACAGATTAGAGATGTAAAAAGGTTATTAGAATCAAATGATGCTTTTAAAACAAGTAGGGCAGGATCATATTTTTTATGTGAAGGTATGAAGGTTGATCTTAATGCTTTTATAAATTAATTTGAAAAGTGGCGAGGACTCTTAAATTAATTTACTAAAATTTAATAAAGCCACTGAAATTGGCAATTTTGGTAAAGATAATAATATATATATAATCTTTACCAATTTATTTAAAATTAGTGGCTTTATTAAAAATTGGGAAAATAATAAAAGATATATTTGGTCTGGCTTCGCCAGACCAAATGGCATGGATTTGGCGGTGGGTGGGGGAATATAATCAATTACGATTATTCGTTTGCTTTTGAATAGAGAAACCGCATTTAAAATAAAATGAAATAAAAATAAGGGGTAGGTATGAAGGGGAGATAGGGGAAGTTAATTGAAATCCCGCATAATCTAAATAAATGAAACGAAAAATAGGGGAATAATGAAATGAAAAATGGGGAATAACCGCTTCATATGGGAGTAATTAATTTTTTTCTATTGAAGAAATAAAAGTTCCGAAGGAACTTTCATTAAATTCATTTTAAAATTTGGAAAGGAAAAAAGAATGCCGCAATTTATACAAGCCAAGAGGAAAGGTAATAAGTTAGGAGTTGAGGATAATAGACCTTATGCTATTGATAAGGTGAGGTTTATTGATGGCGGATTTCTATTGTTTTTAGTGAGTGATGTTGGAGAAGAGAAGTATTTAAGTTATAGTAGTTTGGATTGGTTTAGGGAAGATTTTAGTATAGTTAATAATATTAGAGATATTGAAGAGTATAAGGAGTTGAAATGATGGATGCATAGGTTTTAATGGTAATAGAAGGAGAAGAGGGGAAGAAGGAAGTTAATATGGAGGATATTATTGGAAGTGAGAAGGAATAGGAAGAAGATAATAAAGGATATGTGAAGTATAATAAATAATTGAAATGTAGATAGGAAATAAATTATTATATAGATAATATAAGTATAAAATTATTAATGCAATATAAGGGATGAATTGTTGAAGGTGTATAGATTAGATTATTAAGAATTGAGTGGATGGGTTTGAAAAAATATATGAATTATTAAAAATAATAGTTAAAATATTAAGAATTATTAAAAAAATATTAAGAGTTATTAAAAAATTAGAAAATATTGAAATTGTTAAAATTGTGAGTGTGTGCTGCGCGAGACCAATCCCTAAGTTGCTATTTGAAGCGATAAAGCGACCGTTTACATTCACCACAAATAGCCTGGAAAGTAATCCCAGGCTATATTTTCTATATTTAATTATTATATATAAATATTTTTACTTTAAGCTATCAAGAAATCTATTAATAATATCCTGATCTTTATCAGTCATATGAGTAGAAAAAGTAACTCTAAAAGGCTCTTTATTTTCTTTCTTTGCTTTTGTCAAGATTTTATCTAATTTCTTAGAAGCTTTTAAAGTTTCTTTCATTTCTTTTTCATAACCGATTAGAATATTTTTAATACTATCTGTATTAATTTCATCGCATTCTTCTCCAAGAAACGCTTGAGTATAAATGAGAATTGCGGCAACAAGATCATTGCGGCAAGCATCTAAATAAGCTTCATTTACTTTTGCTTCTTTTTCTTCTGCAATTCGTTCACTCGCAGAATTTAATTGCTTTTTAAAATCTTCTAATAAATCCTCTTCTGTTTTTCCTGATTTTAAAGCTTCATATAAATCCATAAATTTTTCACTCCTTTATTTTTATAATTATATTATAACAAAAATTTTTTAAAAAGTCAAGTTTGCGCGTTTTGAATTTTTTATTTTTTTTAATTATAACAAAAATTTTTGAAAATTTCAAGAAAAAAATCTGCGAGATGCGGCCATATGAAGCGCGGAGTGACGGGACTGGTCCTGCTGTCCGCAAAATTCTAAGTATGGAAGCCATATATCTAATTTTGGGAATCTAGGGGACTGAGTCATATGAGCCAAGGTTCTGGAAAAAAAGCCCATATGGCATGAGAATCGGGGAAGCGGGCCTGGGCGGAGGCCCGCGGCCCGGAGAGAGCCTCAACTAACTATAGTTAGATTAATCTAATTATAGTTACAAAAGAATAAGGCGTTTCCGCCTTATTCTTCTAATTCCCATTCGCTAGGAACAACGGCCCCATTTTCTTCAAGGGTAGTGCAATAGTCATAAAAAGGACATTTATAACATTTGTTCCAACTATTTTGATCGGCACAACCTTCTTTTATTAGTTTTAATCCTTCTTTAATTTTTTCTTTCCAATTCATTAAAAAATCTCCTCTTTTTCTTCTTCCTCTGTCCATTCACAAACAGGGCAGAGAAAGTCACAAAGTTCATCATCCGACCAATCACATTCATACACAGGCTCTCCGCATTCAGGGCAAGTGTAAAATCTTTCTTCCCAATCTACATAAACCCCATAAACAGTATAAAGATAAGTTGCACGCTGTTCCCACGCAGATCTAAGATCTTTTTTCATTTTATTCATCCTCCGTATCTCTTTCAATATTCCAAATCATATCATGAAAAGCTTTGTCAATAAGATAGGCAATATCGGTTACATCCATGTACTCTTTGTAATCCTCAAAAACAGCTGTGATTTCATCTCTTTTGGTGTCTGCAATACTCATAGCAAGTTCTCTCATGATTTCATCCATTATTTTATCTTCCTTTCTTTTGATGATTTTATTATAACAAATCTTTTTATAGTTGTCAACACTTTTTTTATTTTTTTCGCCCGGGCTTGCGGAGTTAGTCTCCGCAAACCTCTTTCCTTTTTCTCTGTACAATCTGCCAACAAGCGGAATAGATATTATCTTTATATTCCAGACCAGACCGAAGAACCGCTAACATAATCTCTATTTCAATTTTTACATCTTCTAATCCAGTGTGTTTTTCAAGAAAATTTACTTCATTTTTCAGAAACCTATAAGCAACTTCCGCACTTGTCTGAATATTATTACATTCAGAAACAAAACCATTTTCAAGGGCAAAAAGAATATAACTTTCGGTGTTTAAAATTGAAGTACAGGCCATATTCCAAATACAGAAAAACTCTGTTCCATAAGGGAAAAACCATTTAATCAGTGAACCGCTAATGTATCTGATGTCATTTCTTGTCGCTCTGTTATCAAATCCCATGTTGTAAGCGCCGACCTTGTTTACATTATATTTTTTCATGTCGGCACGAATTTCTTTACGGATGTTACAGATTGATTTCATGACACGCTTGCCTGTCTTTAAATCATCCCAATACTGAGGGATTTTTTCAGCAAAGTAAGCACTGCTCATCAGCTCTTTATCTAAAAAGATTTCCGCAACAACGAAAGATTTTTCTGTAAGAATTTCGCCAGTTTCAGTATTAACAATAGCATAACCTACATCATAGGGGAGCGGCTGTTCTACAGAGTTTGCGGTTTCGGTATCAATTACAAGTACGTTCATGTTCATTTTATTTTATATTCCTTTCTTTTGATGTTTTTATTATAATATAATTTGTTTAATTTGTCAACACTTTTTTTAATTTTTTTGGCCCGGTCGGATGTGGCAAGGGGTCATTCCCTCACCACATAATCATCGTTCTTATCCCAAAAGACTGCAAAATCATCGCATTCATTAATGGGGTCAGCTTTAGGATACATAGAACAAGTTTCATCTTTACGATAGTAAGGGCAATCCCAGCCATTTATAGGACAATAGATTTTTCCTTTTTCTTTTCATGATATTTTCTCCTTTTATTTAATAATATAAAAATGTGTCAGACATTTGAAAAACAGCTTCGGAGTTTTTAACAGCTTAAAATTACAAATCATTTCAATGGTGTAGCTATGATTTTCTTCCATGTACCATACAGGGAACTTCGGCCCTTTGCCAAAATGATAATAAGTCAATTCGGTTTTCGTATTAGTGACTTCATCTATAATCATCCAAACTGTCTTTGTCATAATTTTTATTTCCTTTCTTTTGATAAATCTATTATAAGAGAGTTTTGGGAAAATGTCAACTATTAATTTTATACAAATTTTTGATAAAAAATTTGTGTATTTTACCTATTGACAGGAAAACTGGGCCGGTGCGATCGTGAACCGGCCGCCATTTTATCACACTTTTTTAGGTTTGTCAAGTAAAAAAATATAAAAAAAAATAGCTGATTTTTCGTTTTTTTGATGAAAAATCAGCTAAAATTATTATTTTTTAGTAGTTCTCTGCTTAATTAAATCCAGTTTATAGTGATTTTCACCAACATTAAACTCAATAATCTTGCTTTTATTGGTGATTTCCGCGGTGAAACCCGCATTTTCTAAACAATCCGCCAGAATTTTGATCAAATTTTCCTTTTCTTCATCAGGTTTTCTCTCTCTTTTGACGGTTTTCCTAGGCTTTTCTGTTTTAGCTTCATGACTTACTTTGTTGACTTTGGCTTTTGCGGTCAGCTCTTCTACGACCTCATTTTCAAGATAGCCCTCATCTTCCAGCCACATCTGAATAGCTTCTTCTTTTGACAGTTCCAGCAGTTTCATGCTCTTGTTGATTTCAGCATCAGGAATGCGGATGTTTTTTCCATTAAGATTGTAATTCATAAAAATACCTCTTTTCTTTTGATAAATCTATTATAGCATTCCTTGCTAGAACTGTCAAGCTTTTTTGTGGGGGATTTTATCCCCCACAGATCAGGCTACCGCAAAGTAAGGAGTCTTTTTTACATACTCTTTTTTCAAGGTTTTAGCGTTGACAAGATCAGTCAGCATGTGAGTGATGCGCTGATTGGTCAGACCCTGAAGAGAAGCGATCTCTGCCTGAAGTTCCTTGATGGTCTTAGGCATATCGGCCTCAGTGAGATAGGCTACGATCTCAGCCTTAAAGCCATCATTTTCAATCTGAGTCTTTGTAGGCTTCTTGGGAGAAGTTGCTTTACGGTTCAGCAGATCAATCTCATGGTCAATGAATGCCACCATTTCCTCGTTATCAGCTACTACGTTGCGGATTTCCATGAACATTTCTTTCTTTGTCATAAGGCACTACCTCTTTCTTTTGATGAATTTGTTTTTCTTTATCTTATGTATTTATTATATCATAAGGTTTTTATTTTGTCAAGAACTTTTTTTATTTTTTATTTCTTGGCAGATGTAAGAACCGTGCTTTCAATTCGAACTGCCTATCACCGCAGTGAGTCGCTCCCGAAATTCATAAGGTGTAGTGATAATTTCTTCCCTTATTTATCTTACATCTTTATTATATCACAAGGCTTTTGTTTTGTCAAGAACTTTTTTTAAATTTTTTAAATTTTTTTGTTTTGACTTCTTTGACTTCCCTTACCTTGTATATATATTATAATAAAAATTTTTAAAAAAGTCAATATAGTAATATTATACTAATTTTGGGAATTTATAGGTTGAAATTTTGTTTGTTTTTTTGCTTGACAAAAAGGTGCGACATGTGGTAAAATGGAATTTCGGCGTTTTTGCGCGCAAAAACGCCCCGCCATCTCTGGCGAAGCGTTTCTTTTTTGGGGAGTCCGAGGGAGAGATTACTCTCCCTCATTCTCGTTGCCAAGAGCAAAATAAGCAACCTTTTTCACATAGGTACGAGCGACTTTTCCATCCTTGCGAAGGTCAGTCAGCATGTGAGTTACACGCTGATTAGTCAGGCCAGCAATGGGGGCACAGACCGCACAGAGTTCCTTGATGTTCACAGGAGCATCCACCTCAGCCAGAGCCGCAAGGATATCAGCCTTGAAAGCTTCATTCTCAACCTGCGTCTTGGTGGGCTTACGAGTTCCAGTACGCTTCTTTTCCAGAAGCTCGATCTCATGGTCGATGAAAGCTACCATCTCTTCATTATCAGCAACGATTTTACGAATTTCAGCAAACATTTCTTTCTTAGTCATATTGACACGTCCTTTCTTGAATTGGCTTATTGCCTTTCTTTATCTTACATACTTATTATATCAGTTCCTTATTCAGTTGTCAAGGCTTTTTTTATTTTTCTTTCGGTGATTCGGTGGGGCGTCCCCCACCTTACACCACGGAGGCGTTACATTTATGTTATTGCGCCGCACCCCCTTGGCTCCCGCTTGGCGCTTAAATCCTAAATCTTCTCATGGGCTTATCTATCTCCTTCCTTAACTGTAATCTTATTATATCACAGTCGCCCAAACTTGTCAACAGTTTTTTTAATTTTTTACAAATCACACTGTGGCATTCCTACTCAGCCAAAGGAGTTACGGCGGATCTCTCATGATTTATCATTTCCTTTCTTTATCTTATGTATTTATTATACCATAAGATTTTTTATTTGTCAATAAGTTTTTTAAGATTTTTTTGAATTGGCTATCCGTTCTTTCAAGTGACCCAACGGCGCTTGGCTCGGCAGACCACCCATTATTCAACTTCGTTGCCCCTTCCTTTATCTTATGTACTTATTATATCATAGGCTTTTTGGTTTGTCAAGAGGTTTTTAAAAACTTTTTAAGTTTTTTTATTTGCTCTTTCCTTACCTTGTAAATATATTATAATATATGTTTTTTAAAAAATCAAGATGTAATTTTGCACTAATTTTGGGAAATAATTTTGTGCAGTTTTTTTGCAGATTTTGCTTGACAAAAAGTGCGGCGATGTGGTATAATGGAAATTTCGCCGCGACCCGGAGGATCGCGGCCCGCCCAGTCCACAAAAAACAGGGGATTTCTCCCCTGTTTGTATTACTCTTTTTTGGGGCGATGCTTAATCAGTTTCAAGCTGTACTCCTCGCCCTCAAAAGTAAAGGTGACTTCCGTTTCAGTTTTCACTCCGAGGATTTCAGCACCCAGACCCTCAAGTAACACTTTACAATCCATCAGCAACCGCTTTTTGGTGGTGTCTACCTTGCGTTCTTTTTTAGTTGCTTTTCTCGGCTTATCGGATTTTTCATAGTGCTTGATACCGTTCGCCTTGATTTCCATTTCAGCCATTTCCTCGGCCTCTTTTCTCGTGACAGGCTCGCCATCCTGTTCACACTCTTTCATGATCCTTGCAATCAGTTTTTCTTTATCCATTTTTTATTCCCCTTCTTTCAATCTCAGTAGAACATCTTTATTCTTAATCATCAGTTCAATTAAAATTTCTAAAGCTTTTTCGTAATCCATATTATTTTCTCTCTTTCATTTGATGAACTAAGTATAACACACTTTGTTGAAATTGTCAAGGGTTTTTTAAAAAATTTTCCCCGGCCGCCTGTGAGAAGGATATTAATTCCTTTCCCACAAAGCGCCATTGATTTCAGGCATAACAGAAATACAATAAACAAAGATTTCTTTTTCGATCAAAACATCTTCAAGCCCTGTGTGGCTTTCTTCAAAATCATTGTTTCCAGTAATAAATCTGTAAATGATTTCTGCGGTAAACCGCTTGCAAAGCCTTTTTGTTAAATAGTTGTTATTCTCGCAAAAGTCACAATAATCATCCGCATTATTGAGAACTATTCTAGACATTTTTAAAGTGTCCCAGATTTCAACCCCAAAAGGAAAGAAAAAACGATATTTAGAACAGGTTAAATAACGCTGTGTAAGATTCAAAGAACGATAATCAAATCTTGCATTGTGCGCTAAAATGATTTTGACGCTGTTTCTTTTGACGCAATCAGCAAAGGCTTTTTTGATATTGAAAAAAGTTTTCAGTTCACGCTTGCCATTTTTAATATCTTCCCAATACTGCGGGATTTTATCCGCAAAGTATGCGTAACTCATAAGGTCTTTATCAAGAAAGATATCAGCAACAACAAAAGAATAGTTTTCATAAACACGACCAAACATGTCCACAACAGCAAAACCTACATCATAGCAAAGCGGGTCATCAATAGAGTTAGTAGTTTCTGTATCAATAACGATGAAGCGGTCATTTTTAGTCATAGTTAAAATCTCCTTTTCTTTTGTTTTCCTTGGAACAATTATAGTATAGCATTTTTGCGGTGATTTGTCAATAGGTTTTTAAAAATTTTCTCGGTTCGCCCGGGCGATACTTCACCACCCTAAAGTGGTGAAGTGTTTGCAGAGGTCAGAAAGTGACTTTGCCCGCCTTAAAGAAGGTTGCACGTCTCCAAACGAACTTTTCAGCAAGACCCGCATCAACCAGCTGTTTCAGCAGAGCAGAACATTTCTGGCCGCTGATACCGACACCCGCAGCGATGTCCTTGCACTGTTTGCCCTCTTCGGTCAGCAGGCCAAGAATGCTAGCCTTGATGTCCTCGTTTTCACGTTGAGTTTTGGTAGGTTTTCTCTCGCTCTTGTTGCGCTTTGCAAGCTGAGCTTTCAGAGCTTCCAGCTTTTCAACGGTAGCAACAAAGTCATCACCATACTGAATATTTTCGTTAAGGAAATTAATAGCAGTATCAAGAGCCATAGCATAAGTCATGTTTGTCATAATACATACTTCCTTTCTTTTGTTTGTGCCTTTATTATAGCACTTATTTAGTTGTTTGTCAAGGGGTTTTTCAATTTCTTGATTATTTTTTTTTCGAGGGCCGTTAGGTTCTTGACCTCTTACCTCTCCCCTTGACAAGTATAATATTACCACAGACCCCCTAAAATGTCAATAGGTATTTTGGAATTTTTTAAAAAAATTTTTTTTTGCCACTTTACTGTACTAAAGCGCCGCCCGGGCGCAAAAAGACCCCACATGGTACGCATTGTTAAGAGGCGTGTGGGGTGCTGATAACTAATAGAGGGCGCTTGACAGAATTTATATAGCGCATCCGCGTCTCCCTAAAGGGTGTTCTTTCTTTGAATTATCCTCTATTAAAGTGGCTCCATCCTTCCAGCCTAGCGCTTCCAGAGCCTGCGCGTATGTTGCCTACACATTTATATACCGCAAAGGAGGACTTCGGCTTGCGGTGGTAAGTGTGATGAAACATCACGAGGAGTCTTACTTGACCTACTTGTGGCTTCCCTTCTTCTCGGGTTGCTCCCTTCCCTCACCTTGTAATTGAATTATAGCACATCGGGTTTCAGTTGTCAAGAGGTTTTTAAAAATTTTTTTAAAAATCGAGGTTTTTCTGCTACGTTTTACGCGCTCTAGTTATTCTCTCTCGAAGACTCCACCTTTGGGCGCCTCCCCTTGACAGTTATAATTATAGCAGATTATATAAAAAATACAAGTAGTAATGTTGCATAAAATTTTGGGATAATTTTTGTTTATTTTGTATGGCAATTTTTACTTGACAAAAAGTTTGAGAGTATGATATAATAGAATTTTCGGCGCGAGTCGGAGGCTCGCGCCCCGGCCACTTTCCATATTAAAATTAAAAATAAAAAAAGAGGTTAAAAACCTCTTTTTTCTCTGATTTCACGAATTTTCTGAACGTGTTCCCGCATCCGCGCCTTTTCTCTTTCGGTTACCTCTTCAATAGGAGTGAAAAAAGTTCTTTCAATCCGCGCGTCCTGAGTTGCTTCTTTATAGCAAGTTGTAAAAAATACAGTACCATCATTTTTTCTTGCCTGATAATTAACTTTTCTCATTTTTAATCTCCTTTTTCTTTTGATAATAGAATTATAATATATTTAATTGATTTTGTCAAGGGGATTTTTTTACATCCCCTTGAGAGTTTCAATTATTGCGGTTACATCATAAGCTTTACCAGTCCAGTTTTCACGGTTCGGCTTTTCATCATCGAAGAGAATGTCTCTTTCAGTATGAATGAAATTATGTTTTGCTGTGCCATACTCTGTTATGATGATTTCATCAAATACAACGCTTGCAAGATGTTTAGCTAACCACTCTTTTTTTGTTGCGGTGACTTTTGCGTCATACTCTGCGGTGCTGTTTTTTGCGAGCCAGCTAATAACACCAAGTTTATAACCGTTTTTCTGAAGTCTGTTAAGAACTCTTGCCAGTGCTTGAAGATTTACAAGGGCTTTGGCTTCTTTATATGGTCTTACGTCTCTGTTGATGATATCATTCAGCCATCCGTCCACTCCATAAAGATCGGCGATTGTTCCATCCATATCAAAAAAGATTGTTGTTGCTGTCATTTTTTATTCCCCCTCTCTTTTGATGATTTAATTATAGCACCATTCTTTTAATCTGTCAAGGGTTTTTTCAGATTTTTTTATATATTTATATTTTCTGTTTTCCTCACACCATGGGCAACCGCCATGATTTCGGCAAGTTTTATCAATGGCTTTACTTCCTGTATAGGGTTTTCTATGTTCTTTTTTATGTAAGATTGCTTTATCTAATGCCATTTAAAAATCCCCCTTTTCTTTTTGTATAATTATTATAACAAATTTTATTTTATTTGTCAATGGGTTTTTTTGAAACTTGCTAGGATTTTTCACATCCTAGCAAGTGTTTTTTCGTTTGTAAAGGTGGCTTTTTCAAATTTAATCTGATAAGCAATGCCATTTGTTGTCAGGTCTCCATCTTCTGTAAATGGGATGTTGTCTTTTGTCCATTCCTGACCGTAAAATTCTGTTACCATCTTTTCGAAAATTTCACCTTTATTGTACTTGCTTTCTTTTACGCTTGTTTCGAAAAACTCTTTAGAACAAAGAACCTTTGCACCTTTAGCAAGTAAGAAAACTTTTTGTTCTTTAGTCGGGCAAAATCTTAAACTATAACCAGCCCCACGGCTTGCCTTGTCAAGTTTCAGAATATAGGGCATGGTTTCCGCTGTTGTCTCCACCATATAAACCATGTTCTGAAAGTAGAAGCCATAAATATAATTGTGAGTATAGGCTAATTCATTATAGCGGTTAATCAGTCTTTCAAACAGTGCTGTATTCATCATGGTGATTGGTCTCCTCTCTCTTGATGATGTTATTATAGCATAGGTCGGCCCGGAAGTCAACAACTATTTGATGAAATATTGCACTAATTTCGGGATTTTTTTGACTGAATATTTGTATAAATTTTCTCTTGACAAGAATCTGGCTCATGTGGTATAATAGAATTTCGGCGCCAGCCCCATCGCTGGCGCCCCGCGCATAAAAAGAGCCTTTTTAGGCTCTTTAATCATAGTTTTGTTCAAACATGTAAACAGTTTTCTTTTCATCATCTATGGTTATTTCTAATTCTAACCATTCATCTTCTTCTACTACTTCTATTTCTTCTTCTACTTCTTCCCACTCTTCTAATTCAGAGTCTCCATAATAAGAACCTACAACAAACTGATAACCTGCTTCCCAATATTTACGCATTTCCTTTTTCATTTTTTAAATCTCCTTTCCTTTGATGATTTAATTATAACAGATAAAATTTATTTTGTCAACTACTTTTTTTGTTTTTTGGAAGAGGTTTTTTAATCCTCTTCCAACTCTTTCATATCAACTCCGGCTTCTTTCATTAAATCCTCTAACGTTGCTCCCATGATTTCCATTTCGAAAAAGTTTGTCATTTTTTTATATCTCCTTTCTTTTGATGATTTAATTATAGCAGATGTTTTTTAATTTGTCAAGTTTTATTTATCTAAAAATTTTTCAAGAATGTCAAGAAATTTTTCTTGTGTAAAAATTCCTGCAATTATCATACCAACAAAACCAATTACTCCAACTAACATTTTTTAATTCTCCTTTCCTTTGATGATTAAATTATATCAAATGACCGGAAAAATGTCAACTCCTTTTTGAAAAAAATATTGCACAAAATGGGAATTTTTAACTGATATTTTTTTGTGCAAAATTTTTAAAGCTTTAATTTTTATTTTTCGATAAAAAATTTTAATACTTTAATGTGTTAAAGTATGTTATCTTTTTAACACTTTAATACTTTAACATTTTAATGTATTAAAGTGTGCTAAAATATTAACACTTTAGTGCTTTAATGCTTTAACATGTTAAAGTGTTAAAAGTTTAACAATCGACGCCTTAACACTTTAATGCGGTGAAGTATTGTATCACTAAAGCGTGTTAATTTTTTAACAAGAGGCTACAGTTTAATACTTCACCGTATTAAAGTGTTACATTTCACCGTATTAAAGTGTAGCGCTTTAATGTACTAAACTATAGTGCTTTAACGCGGTGAAGTGTAATACTTTAATGCATTGAATTTCAGGACTTTAATGCAGTGAAGTGTAGCGCTTTAATGCATTAAAGTTTTTTGCTTTAACACGTTAAAGGATCAAAGCGGCGCGCGGCAACCGCAACCGCGCCGCGCACAGAATTAATGCCATATAAAAAGGATCTTTTCAGATCCTTTTATGCTACATATCCTGTTATGTTTCTTGTATGAAGTCCTTCAAAGCTTATAAGCTTTTCATACTGTTTAGCTGTCAACATCTGTTTGGCTTCATCAAGTGTTACAACCATTCTTTCGGTTTTATGGTTCTTTCTAATTGTGATGTATGCTTTAAGGTTTGTCATTTTGTTTTTACCTTCCTTTCTTTTGATGATTTAATTATAACAGATAAACTTTTATTTGTCAATAACTTTTTTTACTTTTTTTATCATGTCATCATAGATATTAAAGTCTGTGTGGTTTGCATCCATTGTCAAGATAACTTGATCATCTATACAATAGTTGTTTCCTTCAAATTGCCAAACATTATTACAAGTGTCTTGTACTGTTATAATTGTATCATTTACTTCAATCACTTTTGCTTGTCTTGTATAGTATGTATCGAACTGCATAACCCAACAAGCAATAGCAAGAAGCGTCAATACAATAAGGAAGTTTTTAATAATATTAATTTTATTAGTCATTTTTATTTTCTCCTTTTTCTTTTGATATTTTAATTATAATATATTTATTTTTATTTGTCAATAAGTTTTTTTTATTTATTTGATTCAACTTACAAAAAAATAAAGAGCTAACTTTTGTTAACTCTTTAACTATGATTAATTGCGCAACAAACGGCAGACCAGATTCTTTCCACATTTTCATAATAATCTTGTTCTTCATCTTCCCCATCATAACGATCAGCCATTTCAGTAAGTTTTTCATATATTCTATCGTTCTCGTTCATCTGACCTTCATACGTTTTAAACTTCATAACTCTTTCACATACAATTCCTAATGCTTCTATGTAGTTCTCTTCTTTCAGATGTTTCTTGCTCAGTCTTGCCATTGTCCTGACCCTTCCTCTCCTTTGATGATTTTATTATATCAGAAGTCCAGTTATTTGTCAATAACTTTTTTACTTTTTTTTTATTTTTTCCAATTTTTTATTTTTTGATTATTTTATAAAATATTTTTTATCTTTGTCATATTGCACAATATAAAAATTTATTTATTGGTATATTTTGACAAAAATATTTTTTGTTACATTTATACAATTTTTGGGATTTTATTTTATTTATTTTTGTTTATTTTTTTACTTGACAAAAAATGCGGTTATATGTTATAATGGAAAAATCGGCGTCAAGCGCTCGCCTGCCGCCCTAGCAAGTACATGTGATGATTCAATGTTATTGTATTTCTTTTGTTTAAGTAAAAAAAAAGATGATGAAATAATTTAATTTGTTTCATCATCTTTGTCGATTAATTATCTATTTAGTTATGTCTTTTATTTGTTCTTCAAGCGGATCGAAGTATTTGCGAGGACCTCCCCCGTGCCATTCGATTCAAGGTTCGTTTGATTTGGCCAAGGTAGCTCGTGTATGTGGGGGCTATATTTTATGATAAAAATTTTTTGTTTTTGATAAATGGGTTTGTGCTCGACATTTCCCTCTCCAAAAGTATTTTCGAATCGAGAAAACGAAGAACTTTCTTCAAAATCAAAAATAATATTTTTAAATTAACTACAATTCTGGGATTTTTGAAAAAAGGTACTCCTTATTTAAAATATCATAATCAGTATATGGAATTCTTAAAAGCATAATATTATTTTTTATACACCACTCATTTTTCTTTATATCGCGTCGTTGTTGTTCTTGAAAAATCTTTTCTCCACCAAAAAAATCAACTGCTTCAAAATGTTGTTGTCCATCATACTCAATTAAACAAATTAATTTATTATCTTTAAAAATGGCACAATCAAAAGGAGATAAAATATTAAAATCTTTAATCCTATATTCCATTTGATAATCCCAATTATTTTCTTGGCAAATTTGTTCTAATTTAATTTCTCCTGCGGATTTAATAGCACATCCACAAGAGATTGTGGGATTGTCTTTCCGAAAGAGGTGGTCTTTTCTTACTTTAATTATTTTTCCACATTGGCACTGACATTTTACATAAGAATGACTTCCTTTATCAATATGAGGTTTATCTAATATCGTTAATAATCCAAAAGTATCTCCAATATTTATAAGATGATTACAATTAGATGTTATATTACTTTTACATTTATTGCAACATTTTGGTTTTCTATCTAAATCAGTTTTTCTTACACTACTCTAATTTCCGCAATTTAAACATTTACATTTCCAAAAAGTTTCATGCGAACTAGAAGTTGGAAAATAATCTCTTTCAATTACTTCCCAACATCCACATATTTGACCCGTATAATCTTTTAATTTCCTTCCCATAATTACTTATTACCATTCAATAACAGTAATATCATTCTTATCTCCTGTTTCCAAGCAACCCAGCAATAAATCCGCCAATAAAATCTCCAGCCTTTGACAATTCTTTAAATACATTCTCGCCAATAAATACAGTCAAAAGAAGCCACCAAAAACCAAAACATATAGCCATTGTTGATGCTTTTTCATCATCAACGTCAGGCTCCTCCGCTTCAATAATTACATAAGTAATCAAGACACATATCATCCACGCGGCAATGATAATTAGTATCATTTTTTCTCACCTCTCATATCCGCGCCTATTGATTAAAAATCCATACACATCGTGATATATGGATATAAACCATTTTTCTTTTTACATTTGTATGCTCAAAGTATATTTTCGTCATATTTATAATTAGAACATCTCATCGAATAAATAAACGATCCAGGATTATAAATGTTATATTCTCGTGTTTCCATTTTTTCTAATGCTTCTTCGACATAATCTCTGTCATTACAATGAAATCTTGACTCGCATTTGCTACAATTAAATTCTTGTTTCATTTATTAAATAATCCTTTTCTGGTATAACGTATTAGAAGTATTGAATTGCATTAGTTGTTTAAGTGCTTCTATTACCTTATCAAGTGCAAAATATGCATCATTTATCGAACATCAATGCTAATTTCACATCATATCTCTTAATGGTATGAGTATACTTACAGCTTGCTCATTATTCATGCTCATCGCATCTCACCATATCATGCAGTCATTCATTTTTACCTTCCCTTCTGTTTCAGGCTTCGATTGCGTTTTTCTTGGCCTTTTCTTCACTTCTGTATACAGAATCATTTTCAGGTTGATCGACTCTACAACCACACTTTTTGCACCGAATTACAAATTCGTAGCAGTCTTTATATCCTCGACCGTTTCCATACCATAAAGGGTTTTTCTCTAATTCAACTTCAGAGCCACAAAATGGACACGGTTTTAATTCATTCATTCTGCTCACCTCTCATATCCGCTCCGCAGTTCGGGCAGAATTTATAAAGCACATTTGCAGTAAATGCTTCTGAGGGAAATTTGCACTCACTGCAAACCCAAAAACCACCACCTGGTCTATTATCGGGTAACCACCGCCCTATCTTCCGCTCTTCGATTGTCGGAAAGTCAGACGGTTTTTTCACTTCGTAAACCATTGTATCTTTATCTTTCTGGAACGTCCTGCACAGTGACCACCCTTCTCTTTCAAGCGCATCCGCATCAATCAAACCACTCATTCTGTTCACCTCCCGATTGGAAACGGCTCGCCCTTCGCCCACAACAAAATTACAGCCACAAAAAGCGCCGCACTGAGTATCCACGATAGGACAAGGCAGTCGTCATAATCCCGACTGATAAGCAAGCCAAAAAATGCTGTGACCGCTATGTATATGAAAATCGCAATTATCGCTATTGCAAATAGTTCAAGGCCGCTCATTCTTCCCTCTTTTCTGCGTCAGAGCAAAAACCGTTTCCTTCATCATCACCCATCTGACACCCTAGCCCACGACAATACCATCTGCCGATTTCATCCTGCTTCCCATACTTGCAATCCTTACACCTGATGATGTCGAGCTGCGCGGATGGCAGATTAGAGATTGCTATCACGACATCCCTTAAATACACATATGGCTCTAACCCCTCATACCATCTTACGATTCTACTTCGTTCATCAACTCCGAATTTATCCCATGTGCTTATCGCATCAATAGCCTCCTGTCTGTAGACAGTGTCCCCGACATTTATATTGGCAACATCCCTCTTCAGTGCTTCAATTGCCATGTGAATAGCTTCATCATGCTTCTCACGTTTCCCTATTGGGTCAAGCAAATAATCAATTGCTTCATCCCTTGTCATTATCTCTCTCCTTTGCGGGCGCCGCCATAATGTCCCTTTTAAACGCTGTCCGCTCTCTTAATATGATCTCCCACCGCGCATATTCATCTTCATCCTCTATTGGATCAAGTGTACTAAGAATTTTTTTAGCCTGCTCTTCCCATTTTTCAGTTTGCTCATAAAGATTCTTTCTACTAATCAGATCATCTTTCAAAATTCTTCTTCTCCATTACTGATTCTCATATCTCTATATTTTATCACTTCAGGATAATTTTGCCAATTTTTTATTGCGGCATAGTGATAAATTTTTGGATCAAAACTTCTTCCGCATATAGGATATTCAGAATAATTTGTACAATTATAATCATTACTAATTGACAAAATTCTTCCTTCACAAAGTTCACTAAAACAATCTTGCTCAAGAAAAGGATATTTTGTTTCATTTAGACTCTTGATTACTTCCATGCCGCGGCGGTCGCGTAATTGTTCTAAATTATACATTACAACCCCAGCATTGTAATAAAGTTTACATTTATTTTTATAGTATTTTCCACCATAACATCTATCTGGTTCAGTTACTGCAGCAAGATAATTGTCTTTTAAATCAATATCCCATAATTCAGAAATATCTTGATCTACGATAGTATCAATATCTAATGATAACATTTTCTTATATTGCGGAAAAACAAAAGGTAAAGCTGCTCTCATCATTGCCATGTAAGTAAATCTACTATTCATATTTGGACCGTTTTTCTTAAAAAATCCTTGATTACTTACATTAATAGTCTTTACCTAAGGGGGCAATGGATATGGGAATTTGTCATCTTCAATCAATAGGTATATTATATCTACATTTGAGTTAATTAATAAAGATTTAAATGCGGGAACCATATCTTTATATAAATTTCTAGTACCACAATATGCGGCAACCCGCAAGTCTTTTTTCTTTAATTTTTCTTTTAATTCTTCCACTTTTTCAGGCTCCTAAAAATATGCTGCATTAGTAATAATAGTAGATCTTTTTTTATTTATAATAGAACCGCCAATTAAATAATCAATATGATCTATTAAATTTGGCTGAAGATTATAAATTATTTCTTTTTTAGCATATTTTTCTTCTAAGAACATTTTAAACATTGTATCATCAAACTTTCCTGTTGATACAAATTTTGAATATTTTGGTTTATAGCGGCCTTCTTTATAAAACCATTCAGCACATTCTTTAGCAAGCTAATTTTTTATAGCTATACATGGAAAAGAATACCACATATCTTTAGGAATATGAATACCAGCAGAGCTATTTATATTCCTAAAATAACAATAACCACAAACAACAGGAGCAATTTTTCCATATTCTTCTGTTTTTTGTTTAAAATTACTACTAATTACAATATCATCTTGCAAATGCCATGTAAAACCTTCATTTGGTAAATTAGCAAAAGCTTGCATACAAGACTATAAACATCCTAAATTATTTTCGTCTAACCATAAAATAATTTGATCTAATTCAATACCTTGAAGTAACATTGAAGGAATTAAATATTGCTATATATACCATTTCCGATCATTACATGCATGTATCATATAAACACATTTCTTATTCATGCGGGAATGGCGGTTACTAGCTGCCATCAACCAGCGTTCACCGCGTCTCCTTTTATATTATTTTTATTCTTTATTTGGTTTATGAGGATCTTTCATAAGTCCATAATCATAAAGGTTATCAATACATTTTGAAATACCGCGAATATAAGACTTTAATTCATTATTAACATCAATCTGTCTTGCTCTTGACGCCCTATATTCAGCAAGTCTTTTACCATAAACTTCATCCCAATTATCTTCTGGGGCGCATTTTGCAATTCCTTTATAAATTCTAATATCAAAATCAATATCGTCATAATCTTCATCCGCAAGTCCATACTTAGCCAAACGAAGTGGAATGTCATTAATAACAGTTAAAATGCATACTACGGTTCCTTTTTCTTTGTTTACTTTGTATTCTGTTGTAACCTTTTCAATCATTTTGATTTTAACAGATATTTTATCTGTTTCCTCCTTTTATTTAAAATAATTTTTATTTGTTATATTTATATTATATAATAATTTTTTATATTTTTCAAAATAAAGAAAATAACATATTAAACTCAGAAAAATAAAACATTTGTTCTTTTTTTTCTTCTGTAGTTACATAAATAATACCTTCTTCTTTATCCACATATCTATATTTATATATTTTATCTTTTTTAAACTGCCCATTATCAAAAGTCATATTATAATTTGCAACTACAAATTGCTCTTTTTCATCCATTAAATCCTCAACCCTCCATAGTCTATAATCTCTTTATTTCTTTTTAAAGCATAATTTCTTGTGAGAAAAGTTCCTCCATTACCAATTCCATCCCATACACATAATAATTTATCTGCATGATCTACCATAAAATTATCTCGAAGAATATATGCACTTTTTGATTGTTTTTGTGAAATAAAAATAACTTGATTATTTTCCATTATCCATTCTTCTATTGGATAATAATATTTTTTAGGGAATGGATAGCAGCAAATAATTGATATTTTTAATTCTTTGGCGGCGGTGCCTACAATTTGATCAACTCCTTGTGCCATTCCGCAATATAATGCAGATGGTTGAAGGCGGGTAAGCTGTTCTATCGCCCATTCTTTTATCATTTTCTATTGGCCTTTTAATCTTGCAGGTCGATGTCCTGTGACTGCTAATTGCATTCTTGTTTTCCTTTCTAATAACCATCTGAAAAACCTTCTTGATAATAATCATAATTTGTATTATTAGTATGTACTCCTAACATAAATAAAATTAAGAACATACCAGTTAAACTACCAATTATAAAAAATATTATATATAAAATTATATTTGTCATTTATTTTACCACTTTCCTTTCATTATTAATTATATTATAGTATAATTTTTTAAAAAAGTCAATTCAGAAGATCTCTAAAATGAAAATTGACAATTAAAAATTTTTTTGGTATAATATAAACAAGGGATTGAGAAATGAAAGGAGTTTTTCATGGAACAAGATAATCAAAATTTATAGTAGTTATTAATACAAAAGGACAGTGATAGTAAAAGACCTTATCCGCCTCTTGATTATACTATTGTAGATTTTCAAGAACGAAACAAAGTAGTACATAAAATTATTAATAATATTCCTTCATAGAAATTAACTCCATATTATTTAGAATAGCTTACTAAATATTTAACAGAAACACCAGAAAATAAAAAACAAAAAAAGATATTAACTGACAATAGAATGGTAACTATTAACAAAAGAGAAATTTCTTATTAGGGGTTAGTCAGTAAATTATAGAATGGTTAGGATGGTATTTATAATTTTATGACTGGCGGGGATAAAAATATCTTATTAGTACCTAAAATTCAAATTACAGATGATGATATAGCAACTGTCCCTGGGTTAAAAGAATTAAGAGAAGAAATTAAAAAAATTGAAGAAAAACAAAAAAATGCTTTTGGAAAGAAAAAATTTTTATTAACTAAACAATTAATATAGATGCGGCAAGACCAATATATATTAAAAAATGCCTATAAACCGCCAATAACAATGATGAAGCTAACAAAAGGATTAAATCAAATTAATTTAGATGAGCGTATCATTGTTAATGAAGATGGAGATCCAGTTAGTAATGGATTAGTTTCTTTATTTAATCCACATCATGTCTCTTGTTTATTATGTAATTATTCTAAATTAAAAGAATAGTCTGAGGGACATTTTGAAAATGATTGGTGGTATTTAATGTAGGATTTTGATAATTTAGCAGATAGAGCTTTAAAAGAATCATATCCTATTTTATATGATATTATGATTTATAAAATAGATGGAATGCAAAATAAAGATATTGCAATACAAATAAAATAGGATTATGGAGTTAGTTATTCTGTTTAGTATTTATCTGCGGTTTGGCGTAAAAAAATTCCTAAAATAATTTCTGATAAAGCAAAGGAAGAATGGATTGTCTGGCATTTTACTGTTGAAGAAAAAGGAAAATGGAAAAGATGTTCACGATGTCATGAAATAAAATTAGCACATCCTTATTTTTTTACAAAAAATAAAACAGCAAAAGATGGATGGTATAGTATGTGTAAATGTTGTAGAAATAAAAAGAAATAAAGGACAAAATTTTTTAATTTTATAAATAATATTTTTAAAAATATAAAAGGAAGGAGATTTTATTTTATGGCAAAATTAAAAGGTCAGCAAGAAGATGCTAATGGTAAATGTCAATGTGAAAGATGCGGCAAACGAATTGCACAAATAAATTTTTATACATATAAAGATGGTAGTAAATGTGAAATTTGTAAGCCATGTTTAACTGCACATATAGACAATTTTGATCCTAATACTTTTGAGTGGATTCTTGAAAAAATGGATGTTCCTTATATTCCAACATAGTGGAATGTTTTAAGAGATAAAGCTTTTGCTAAAGATCCTTATAAAATGAATGGAATGTCTGTTATTGGTAAGTATCTTGCAAAGATGAAATTAAAACAATGGAATAAATATGGATATGCAGATACTAAAAAAATTCAATAGTAGATGGAAGCAGAAAAAGCTAAAAAAGAAAAAGCTGAAGCTGAATAGAAAGCTCGATATGAAGCTGAGTTGAAAGTAAAATTAAGTGAAGGAAAAATATCTTCCGCTTAGTATCAAACTCTTGTTAGTACATAGACTCAAAATAAAGAATTACCACGATGGGGAGATAATATAACTGGCGAACATTTAGGACAAGTTTATCAAGTCTATGGTCAACCGCAATCTTATGCAGAAGCTTTAAGTCAAGCTAAAAATCCATTTCAGTAGCAAAATTTCATGCCTGAGGGAGAAGTTATAGACCCTGGTGCTAATTTAGATCAAGATGATAAAATGTATCTTGCTGTAAAATGGGGAAGATTATATAAACCAAGTCAATGGGTTGCTCTTGAACAATTATATAATTAGTTTATGGATTCTTTTGATATTCAAGGGGCGGCGCGTATTGATACTTTAAAAATGATTTGTAAAACATCTTTAAAAATGAATGAAGCTATTGATTGTGGGGATATTGATTCTTACCAAAAGCTTTCTCGTGTTTATGATTCAATGATGAAATCGGCTAAATTTACAGAAGCGCAAAATAAAGATAAAGATAGTAATAGTATTGACTCAGCTTCTGCTATTGTTGATTTTGTTGAAGCGCATAGTGGAGAGATTCCAAGATATCATTGCGATGAGCCACAAGATATAGTCGATCAAATTATTGCAGATTTAAAAGCTTATAATAAAAATTTAATTTATGAAGATAAGTCATTAGCTCAAGAAATTGAAAAATATTTACAAGATAAAAGAATTTCTGAAGAAATGAAAAAAGATAAAAAAGATGCTAAAGCAAAAGGATTAGACTAGGTTGAACTTGAAGATAATGATTTTACTAATTATAAAAATTCTTTAAATCATATGAAATAGCACGATGATAATCTTAGTGAAGATTCTATAGAAAAGGAATATCAAAGTAGGAGGATTAATATAGAATGAATTTAAAAGAATTATTACAATTATCCTCTGACAGAGAATATAAAAAACAAGGTATTTCTGAATAGCGGTTGATGGCAGATATAGATGGATTAAGAAATTTAATTGCTTACTTTAGAGAGTATCCTGATATATTTGTAGATTTTATTAAAGGAAAAGATAGTACATTTAATTTTTTATTTTATCAAAGAATCTTTCTTAGAATTGTAATGCGGCATCGGTATGTGTACGCAACTTTTCCGCGTGCTTATTCGAAATCTTTTTTGTCAATGATGGCGTTAATGATAAGATGTATTTTATATCCCAACTCACATTTGTTTGTAACTACAGGTGGTAAGTAGCAAGCGGCTTCAATTACAATAGCAAAAATTTAGGAAATATGTAAACTTATACCTGGATTAAATAATGAAATTAATTGGGATCGTGGGGTATCTACAAAATCAAAAGATAATGTTAAATATGTATTTAAAAACGGTTCTACTATTGATATTTTGGCAGCAAGGCAGTCATCCAGAGGCCAACGTCGTACGGGTGGTTTGATGGAGGAATGTGTATTAATTGATGGTGATATTTTAAATGAAGTTATTATTCCTACCACAAACGTTGATAGACGTCTTTCTGATGGAAGTAGACATAAAGAAGAGAATGTTAATAAGTCTCAAATTTATATTACAACAGCAGGATGGAAAAATTCATTTGCTTATCATAAATTAATTGAAATTTTAATTAATTCTATCATTGATCCAGGTGAGTATATGATTATGGGTGGGACTTATGAGACGCCTGTTATTTCTGGACTATTGGATGAAGATTTTGTTGAACAGTTAAGGTTGCAAGGGACCTTCAATGACGAATCATTCAATAGAGAATATAAAAGTATTTGGTCTGGAGATGTGGAAAATGCGTTTTTCTCTTCTGAAAAATTTGATAAATATAGAGTATTATTGCAACCAGAATATGAATATAGCGGACGGTCTTCAAAAAATGCTTATTATGTATTTGGTATAGACGTTGGACGTGTAGGATGTACTACAGAAATTTGTATTTTTAAGGTCACGCCGCAAGTTCAGGGTGCAGCCCACAAGACTCTTGTAAATATTTATACTTATGATGCAGAGCATTTTGAAACTCAATGCATACATATAAAGCATTTGTATTATAAATATAAACCGCGACGAATTGCAATTGATGCGAATGGTCTTGGTGTTGGACTGATTGATTATCTTATTAAAGCGCAAGATACTTAGGATGGAGAATATTTGCCACCTTTTGGGGTTTTTAATACTGATGAATATCCAGAATATAAGAAATTTGTGACTCCATAGACTCAACGAGATGTTTTATATTTAATTAAAGCAAATGCGCCAATAAATACTGAAGCATATAGTTATGCTCAAACGCAAATGTTTAGTGGAAAAATTAGATTTTTGATTGATGAAGGATTAGCAAAAACTAAATTAATGTCAACTAAACAAGGTCAAAACATGAATATTGATGAAAGAAATGAATATTTGCGGCCTTTTATTCTAACATCTATTCTAAAAGAACAAATGTTAAATTTAGTTGAATAGAATGAAGGAATTAATATTATTTTAAAACAAAGTAATAGAAGTATTAAAAAGGATAAATTCTCTGCTTTTATTTATGGACTTTATTATATTCGTTATGAATAGTAGCTAAATAAAAAAAGAAAAAAAAGAAATATTTCAGATTTTTTATTTTTTACGCCAAGTTAAGGTCAAACTTTATTAATTATATTTTTCATTTTTTTATATATTATAGCGAAGGAGAAAAAATATGCGAGCATCTAGGGGAGAAATAAAAATAGAAGAAATTCTACAAGAATCTGGATTAGAGTTCGCAGAAGAATACTCTTTTCCAGATTTAGTTAGTAATACTGGCCGTCCATTGAGATTTGATTTTGCGGTTTTTGATGATTAGCATAATATTGATTTTCTTATTTAGTTTCAAGGTATCCAGCACTATGAAGCAAAAGAAAAATTTGGTGGATATAATGGATTAAGAAAACAGCAATATAATGATATGAAAAAAAGATAGTATTGTCGAGATCATAATATTACTTTAGTAATTATCCCTTATTGGGATGAACCAAGAGTTAATTATGATTATATTCTTAATGCAGCCGGATATTAAAGAAGGAGAGGTATCTAAAGTTGATAAATCGAATGGCTTAGATAAAAAAGAAGGGCTTCAATATGATTAAAACTGAAGATAACCAAATTCCTAATTAGGCGACAGGCTATGTGCCTATTGATTTTTCAAAAGTCAGTATTGGTGTAAAATCTGTATCTGATGCAATAATTAAATTAGGTGATTTTCGTAAAGTTAATCCACTTTTAGCAGATAAGAAATATATTTTAACAGCCATTCATAATTGTGATTTAAATAAAATGAGAGAAATTTCTAATTATTATTATAAAATTAGTGGTATTTATCAAAGATTATGTCGATATATGGCATATATGTATAGATATGATTGGTTAGTAACTCCTTATTATACTGATTTAATAAAACCAGATAAACTTCTTGATAATTTTAATAAAGTTTTATCATATTTAGATAAATTTTAGGCTAAGAAATTTTTTGGAGAAGTTGCATTAAAGGTAATTAAAAATGGTTGTTATTATGGCTATTTAATTGCTCGAAATGGAACTGTTGTTGTTCAAGAGTTACCGCCAAAATATTGTAGATCTCGTTTTACAGTAAATGGCCAACCTGCTGTTGAATTTAATATGAAATATTTTAATGATATGTTTGCAAATGCAGAGTAGCGCATAAAAATGTTAAAAGTATTCCCTCCAGAATTTGAAAAAGGATATAAATTATATAAACAGGGAAAATTAAAGCCTGATTTTCTTGGAGACGAATCTGGTTGGTATTTATTATAGATTGGTTCTGTAATTAAATTTAATTTAAATGGAGAAGATTTTCCACCTTTTATTGCAGTTATTCCAGCTATTATTGATTTAGATGCAGCTCAAGATCTTGATCGTAGAAAAATGCAACAGCAATTATTAAAAATTATTATTCAAAAAATGCCAATTGATAAAAATGGTGATTTAGTATTTGATGTGGATTAGGCGCAACAATTACATAATAATGCTGTACAAATGTTATCTAAAGCCATTGGAATTGATGTTTTAACCACTTTTGCAGATGTACAAGTTGCAGATATGGCAGATAAATCAACTTCAACAACAACAGATGACTTAGAAAAAGTGGAACGTACAGTCTATAATGAAGCTGGAGTTTCACAAATGCAATTTAATACAGATGGGAATATTGCTCTTGAAAAGTCTATTTTAAATGATGAAGCTTCAATGTGGAATTTGATTCAACAATTTGAAACATTTTTAAATGCTTTATTAATACCTTATAATCGAAGTCCTAAAAAGGTTACTTATAGAGCACAAATTCTTCCTACTACAATTTATAATTATAAAGATTTAGCTAAACAATATAAAGAACATACTCAATTAGGTTATTCAAAAATGTTACCACAAATTGCTTTGGGCCAATCACAAAGTGCAGTATTAGCAAATGCTTATTTTGAAAATGATGTTCTTGATTTAGTGAATGTATTTATTCCTCCACTTATGTCTAGTACAATGAATGCTGAGGTTTTAAATCGTAATAAAAATTCAGATAGTGGGGAAGTAGGACGTCCAGAAAAATCTGATGATGAAAAATCAACAAAGACTTTACAAAATCAAGAGTCTATGAGTTAAAAAATATTTAAAATTTTTTGGACAAAAATTATTAAAAGAATTACTTAATTTTTTATATTATATATGAGAGATTGAAAGGAGAATTTTATTATGCATCAATCCGTTGCGACAATAGATTCTCCTGAGTTCTTAAATCTTCAACCTCTTGATATTAACCCTTTAATGTCAAAATGTGAAATTAAGGTTTTTTATATAGGAGCCAATAGAAATCATACTTTTATTACAGAAGAAGTAGCTGCGGAAATTGGTAAGACATTGCGCGGAGCTCCTATTGTGGGTTATTTTAGAGAGAGTAAAGGGGATTTTACAGATCATGGAGAAAAGGTTATTATTGATGATGAAGGAATAAAATTCGAGTGTCAAACTGTTCCTTATGGTTTTGTAGCACCAGATGCAAAAGTTTGGTTTCAAAACTTTGAAGATATTGATTCTATGGGGAATACTGTTGTTCATAAATATCTTATGACAACTGGTTATCTTTGGACAGATCAATTTCCAGAATCCAGCTTACCTGTGAATGAAGGTCGTCCGCAATCAATGGAACTTCAAAATTAGTCTGTAAAAGGACAATGGGAAACTAGTTATGATAATGGAATGGATTTCTTTATTATAAATGATGCAATTATTCAAAAAATTTGCATATTAGGAGACGATGTTGAGCCTTGCTTCGAAGGCGCTTCTGTAACGGCTCCAGA